CCATGAACAGGTATATGAGATGCTTGAGTCTGAATATCAGCGGGAGTTCGGACAACGGAGGTACGCGAGTTTTAGGAGTTTCAGAGATAATCGGGACAGGTAAAGTAAAGTTATTTTCGACTTTTGCGTGAACTACCCACGAACTAAAGATTCGTGGGCTTCCGACTTCACAGAGGAATGCCCTTTCAAAAGATTAGGTCTTCTATCCTCTCCATCGGTGTAATCGCCAGTCCCTGACGATATTATTTTTAATCCCTCTTTAAGAATGTTCTTTGCAGCGTTTTCATCTCTATCCAAGTGATGTCCATTCTTGCAAGTCCACTCACGAACTGAAAGATTTAAGTCTTGGTTTATCCATCCACACACGTTACAAGTCTTGCTTGAAGGGTAAAAGCGATTGATTTTAACTACTTGTTTATCATTCCAATCTGCTTTGTATTCAAGGAATCTCACAAATGTACCCCAACTTGCGTCTGCGATATGTTTTGAAAGTTTTCTATTGCTCAACATACCTTTTATATTAAGGTCTTCCAAAGCAATTATGTCATAATCAGAAACAAGTTGATGCGATACCTTGTGCAATACATCTTGTCTTGTGTTGGATATTTTCTCGTGTATTTTGGCAACTTTTCGTTTTTGTCTTTCAAACGAATTGCTACCTTTTTGCTTACGAGAAAGATGTTTTTGTGCTTTCGCTAAATCTCTTTCATATTTCTTGGTATATCTGTTATTCTTGAATTTGATGCCGTCAGAAGTAATGGCAAAATCTTTCAAACCTAAATCTATTCCGCAAACAGCACCAGTTTTTTCTTTTGGTTGATATTGTTCTTCGGTTAAAATTGAAACATAGTATCTTCCAGTCGGTGTTTTAGTAAAGGTCATTTTGCCAACATCGCCCTTTATTTCACGGTGAACAATACATTTAATCCCTTCTTTGAATTTTGGAACGTAAATTCTACTATCAACCAATTTTGTGTGTTGTGGTACTGTGAATCCGTTCTTTCTTTTCTTTGACTTAAATCTTGGAAACTTGGCATTTCCACGAAAGAAGTTAAGGTATGCAGTATCCAAAGACCTTAAAGCAAATTGCAGGGTTTGACTGTTTACTTCTTTAAGCCAAACAGTTTCCTCTTGCTTTTTTAATTCAGTCAAAGTTTTTGCTTGAGCGTAGTAGTTATCAGACTTCTTGTTTGCTTGATACTGTTCTTTACGTTCATTCAGAAAGTGATTATACACGAACCTAACGCATCCGAAATGTTTATCCAGCAACACTTTTTGGTCTTGTGTTGGTCTTAATTCAAAGCGATATGTCCTATGTATTGTTTTCACTATATTATTAAATAGTCTGAATTTATGCAAAGTTACGAATTTTTTGTAAAAGTTTCCGTCTTCGGGTAAAAAACTTTCACAAAAAATTCTCCACGGAGTGATGGTTTTTTCGTTTGTTCTATTGGTGAAGCAAGTCCTGAAACTATTCGTCAATACATCCTTTCACAAGGTTAGCATTTGTCGCTTACATCCCATCCACGCTAAAGCGATGAATGGGTTTTACGCTCCGTTTTATAAAAGTTTGTTAATAACAAATTGACAGGCGTCAAAATAATCTTGACCTTTGCGATAATTGGTCCAATATATCGCAATGAGGTTACCCGCTTTCATTGAAAAACGCCTGATAGATTACGCGAAAACGCGCGGATTGCTGGTAATGCCTGCTTCTTCGTACATTCCGCGCAATGGTGGCATGACCGCTGCCGGGCAAATGGTTGACCACGACACGGCCCTTACGTTTACCGGCGCCTTTGCCGCTATTTCCATCAAAGCCGAAAATCTGGCCTCCCTTCCAAAAGCCGTATATGAGCGCACCTCCACGGGAAAGAAAGAATTGACCAGGCACCCCGTTTATTCCCTTATTCACCACCGGCCAAACTCCTACATGACCGATTTCGTGTTTTGGGAGTACATGGAATCCTGTGTCGCCGGGTGGGGCAACGCCTACGCCGTCATCGAATGGGCCGGTAATGGCTTCCCAAAGGCTTTACACCCGGTTCATCCCGGTTCCGTAATGGTGATGACCCGCGGGTATGACGTCGTTTACAAAGTGACGGAAGGCAAAAACGCAGGTACTTACCTCGCAGACGACATTCTCCACGTCAAACTTTTCTCGAAAGACGGGATTGTAGGCATTGACCCCGTGACATACCACGCCCAAAGTATCGGTATCGGGCTGGCCGGTCAGCAATTCGCCGCTGAATATTTCAACAAAAAGGGCGCGCTCCGGGGAGTTATCGAAACTGACGGGGAACTCTCCGACGCCAGCTATTTAAGGGTGGCCAAACGGATAGCGGAAGCCGGGGACCACGGGACTCCTATTCTCGAACACGGACTAAAGTACAAAACCATCGGCATCAGCCCCGACGCGGCGCAGGCTATACAAACCCGATTATTTTCTATACAGGACGCATCCCGGATTTGGAAAGTCCCTGTTTCCCTTTTGGCCGAACATACGCACTCGACATTCACCAACACGGAACAGCAGGACATTCAGTTCGTTAAATACGGACTTCGCCCGGAGTGCAAACGCTTTGAAACCGAGATTGAGCGCAAGCTATTCCCTGAAGGTGAAGCGGAGCACATTGATGTAAAATTCGACCTGAAAGGGCTGCTCCGGGGTGACTTGGCCGCGCAGTCAGACTGGTATCACAAGGCTGTTATCGATGGATGGATGTCCCGCAACGAGGTCCGCGAACTCGAAAACCTGAATCCCGTGGACGGCCTCGATGAATATCTGGTCCCCTCAAATATGACCCTCCCCGAACTACTTGGAAATCTTAACACGCCAAAAAATGGAAAATAGGAAATACATAACCGGAGAGATCCGCGCCTTTGACCGCAAACAGGCCGAAGAAACGCGGACCGTGGAATTTGTGATCAGCGACGAAACCCGCGACCGGCACGGAACTGTCATCCCTATATCGGCCTGGAACCTGGACAATTTCAATCGCAACGGGATTGTTGGTTACCAACACGACGTTTACGGGTCCTTCGATCCAGACCCCGATAAAGTTCTGGGGCCGGGTGAAGCATTTGCCGAAGACGGGAAGCTGATCGGGCGCGTGACGTTTGAGCCGAAAGATATTAACCCGCTTGCAGAAAAAATCTTTCGCAAAGTCCTAAACGGGACACTGAAAGCCACATCGGTAGGTTTCCGCGAAACGGCCCCCGGCAAATGGGGTGAAGGCGAACAGGCGGTCAATGGGAAGAATCCTACTTACTATTTCAGTGCCGTGGAACTGATGGAATTTTCAATCGTGAACATCCCCTCAAACCCTAACGCCCTGCGCCGGACCATCGAAGAGGAAACCACCGCGCGGCAGGATAAAGAAGAAATTCAGCGCCTCGGGGGACAGATCATCGCCCAGCAGGCAGAGATTGAAGCGCTTAAATCGAAGCTGGAGTTTACAGAGAAAGCAATGAGATATTATCAAAAAAGCCGGAGAGGCTAATTATTAACAATTAAACAAAAGTTCAGAAAATGAAAAAGTCCGAAGAATTGAAACAGAAGCGGACGGCCCTTGAGGCGAAGATGGCAGAACTGACCTCGAAGGCTGAACGTACCGCGGAGGACAACTCCGCGTTTGACCAAATGGCGCGCGATATTGACGCGCTGGATCTCGACATCGCCCGTGAAGAGCGTATCGAAAAGATGGCGACCCGGCGCGTGATCGAAGCTCCGAACATCATCACCGAAAAAAAGAGCTTTAAGGATTACAGTTTCAGGAAGGCGATTTTTGAAACTGCCTACCGTGGCGGCCTGACCGGCCTTGAAAAGGAAATGCACGAAGAGGCCGTTCGTCAGAACGAAGGAGTGCAGGGGATCGGGGTTCCCGATTTCGTGATCAACTCCCGCGCCGACCTGGCCGCTACCAGTTCCAAACTTGTGGCCACAGACACGAAAGACTTCATTGACTCGCTGAAGGCCCGGTTGGTGGTCGTGCAGGCTGGCGCCCGCGTGATGACCGGTCTGAAGGGGAATCTCTCGATTCCACGTCTGACCTCCGGGGCCGTCGGTTGGGCATCTGAAGTGGCCGACGCCGGAGATTTCGCGGCCTCGTTCGACAACGTGGAAATGTCCCCGAAGAGGCTGACCGCCTACCAGACCATGAGCAAACAGCTCCTGATCCAGTCCAGCTACGACGTGGAGGCCATTCTCCGCAATGACATGATCAATGCCGTGGCCCTGGGTGTGGATTCCGCCGCTATTTACGGGGGATCAGCCAGCACACCGACCGGGATCCTGGCCACATCAGGGATCGGTAGCGTGACCGGCGGAGCCACCGGGGCCGCCCCCACCTGGGCGCACATCGTGGCGCTGGAAAGAGAAGTCGCTGTGGATAATGCAGACGTTGGATCCCTGGCCTTTTTGACCAATCCCAAAGTGCGGGCAAAACTGAAAAGCAC